GACCATGAACAAAGACACAGACCGTTACCGGTCCATCCATTGCTGGCTTGTGCAGCGTTACCAGCGGACAGACCGAAACGGCCGCAAGTGGCTAGACCAATACAGGGGCGGCAAGCCGACCAAATACAAGCGGCTGGAGCGCGCTTTCTTTAATCGTTATATGATGCGCTGGATGGCAGCGCGTTGATTAAGACTTGACAGCGGGGCAATACCTGCCCCACTGTCTCACCAAGGGGCAATGACTGCCCACAACAAGAGAGGAATTGGAACAATGGAAAACAGAAACGACAGCTTCAAAATTCACGGCATAGGCTTTGCAGTGGCTTTTGTGCCGAGTGACAACGGCTATTTTACTTTCCGGGATTTTGCCTACGGCGACACAATCAAGCAGGACATAGCCGACAAAATGAACCTAATCAAAAGGCCGGCCATGTATTCAGAAGTTTATTTTTCTTCTGGCGACCAGCAGACGCTAGTCATTAACGGCGTAGGCTATACGGACATACAAATCACGGTCAAATACCATCAAGAGGACGCGCAGCGGCCCGGGGTATACATCATGGCCAAGCGGCAGACTGATTCAATCATGGACAAAAACTACGGGCAGGGGCTTTCAGATGCGGCCCGCAAAAAGGCCTATGAAATGTTTGAAGATGCAGCCGTGCAATTTGCATACGACAATCTGGAACAGCTGAAACAGGCCCGGATTGAATGGCTGGAAAACAACCTGCGCGAAATAGCAGAACGGGCGGACAAGGTAGCCCGTGAGATTCGGGAGGCCTTGGCATGATTAAGCACGCCCTAGAGCTTGCCGCCTATATATTCTTTGCAGGAATGGCCCTGCTATGGGCGGCAGAAGTCTTAGACATTCTTTGGCTGTTTGGGCTGGATGACAGCCCTAGACCCAGCTGGTGGAACATTTAAGGCCCATACAACCCCGAAACAGGGGCCGGAGCAGGTAGCCTACCAGACCGGCCCTTTCCTGCCCTGTAAGGGGGCTTAAAACGCGAAGAAAGGGAGATTATGAAAACACCATACGAACAAGGACGCGCTGACAGCTACTATAGGCGGCCTTTTGCACCCTGCCGGGGAGACTGGACAGCTGAACAGCTGGACGAATACCGGGCGGGCTATGAACAAAACGAACAGGACGGGCATTTTAAGGAGATTCGGCCCGGCTACAGCATAGAGGAGACAGACGAATGTATGCAGTAATCTACACAGTCCGCACCTATGACAACGCAGGGCAGCCAAGCTATTTAGAGGACTGGGACTTGCACGACACGCTGGCTGAAGCGCGGGCAAGGACTCAGCACCTTGTCAGCCAGTGGGATGATGCTTTGCAGTCATACCACATAGCGGAAATCTTGGAATCAACACAGCCCGAACTTGTGGCTAAAAAAGAAATCTGGGGAACAGACAAATGACATCAAACGAACTGAAAAATACACGGGCAAAGATGATGCTCACACAGCAGACTTTGGCAGACAGGCTGGGGCTGTCTATACGGACTATAAAATACTATGAGGCCGGGGAAATTAGCATACCCAAGCCGGTTGAACTGGCTATTAGGGCAATAGAACTGGAGGCTGCAACATGGCAGAAATAAGGCGAAACAGGGCGGCATACGAACCCAGAGGCACGGGCCGCTTTTACCGGGTAGGCTGCAACCAGGCAGCTGATGGGCTGGAAAAATGGGACAAGCTGATTTCTGATGGCTTTGAAGATGACCCGGCAGCAAATAGCTTTGACCGGAACGGGCGAGTCACCAGGACAACATCAAACGGACTGGCGGCTGGGCTAGACTATGGGCAATTCCCAAGCGGGGAAGAATAATGCTGGTGATTTCATTATGTGACTATACCGGGGCTTGGTCAAAGCCCTGGAAAGATGCTGGGTATGATGTTTTGCAAATAGACATCAAGCTGGGGCAGGATGTGAGACTGCTGGAACACATAGGAAAGGATGCTTTCGGCGTTCTGGCAGCACCACCCTGCACGGAGTTTGCAGCTTCAGGGGCGAGATGGTGGAAAGAGAAAGGAGAGAAGCCCCTGCTGGACGGCCTAGCTTTGGTTGATGCGTGTTGCAGAATCGTTCTGACGCACAAGCCGAGATTTTGGGCACTGGAAAACCCAGTCGGACGCTTGCGGCGGTGGCTTGGCCCGCCGCGCTTGTCCTTCAATCCTTGCGACTATGGAGGCTGGTTAGATGATGACGCTGACGCATACACAAAGAAAACTTTGCTGTGGGGCAGCTTTGTCATTCCAGAGAGGAAGCCTATAGAGCCAACACAAGGCAGCAAGATGCACCTGTTACCGCCAAGCCCTGACAGGGCAGCTTTACGCAGCGTAACACCCGCTGGCTTTGCCAAGGCGTTCTTTGAAGCAAACAAGTTTTGAAGCTGACACATTGCTTACATAGCTATGTAAACTTACATGCTTACATAGCTATGTTTTTTTTATAAAATTATAGAGTATGTAAGCAATGTATTACAATGAACATAGCTATGTAACAATGTATATACAATGTCATTGTTGCGTGACATTGAGAATCAAGTAGCATATTTTTTAGCAGCTGGCAATAGGGCAATAAAAAAAGAGCGATGCTGTTGAACCATAAGCCACGGATAGGCCCAACAAACATCACTCTGTAAAATTATACCAAACTTTCACGGACAAGCATACACCAAGTTTCAAATGTTATGGTTGCCGTGTTGTCCTTTTCCATATATGCGGGATTTATGCTGGACAGAAACACCACACACTTGATGGGCTGCCGGTCGTATTTGAAAATCAAAACGGGCTCACACCCCGCAAGCGCACTGGACTCACAGACCTGTGACCACCATTCTGGCTTGTAGTTTCCGCCCGTTCCCCTGTCTGCTGAATAACGCTTGGCCTCAATCGTCCAGCCAGGCACCCCGATGATGTCTCCCCGGTCTTTCTGTGCGTATTGCATCAAGTCCCGGTGGACTTCAAAGCCCAATTCATCCTCAATCATACGACACAGCTGGCGTTCAAAGTTATGGCCCTTGGCCCGTCCGTTTGTCATGGCTTCCTTCTCCAATATGCAGTAACCGCTTTCCCCGTGATGCCCCAGCATAGGCCGCTTTGTCCAGCCCTTTGGTGCTTCACGATTAAAATCACCATACCTAAAAGTCGTTACTTGGTGGCCCCTCCACTGACTCATCTTCTTCGTCCTCCGTTTCAATAATGAAAAAAGTTTTTACGCCGTGACCTTCACACTCAGGGCACTCCATCAAACGGCTAACTACATACCAGCCCTTTTCCCTGTCATGCACCCGGAAGTCCTGCATATACTCACCCTTGCCCTCGCAGAACGGGCAAGGCAGCGCATCATCTGGCTCAAAAATAATAAACATAATTAGTTGACAGCCCTGTTGCTTATGTGTATTCAGGGACTATGGAACAGGAATCATTACCCGAATACCGCCGCTTCTTTGGAAGCTACCACGCTAGTTATTCCGGCGCAATACAGACGATGGATGAACACATCCTCAAGCTGTTTCTGCGCAAAGAATACAAGATGAACTTCCCCTTCGCGGCTAGGCCCAGAGCCGGGCAGATTGTCCAAGAGATTGTGGACTTCCACCTCGGACTTGACGACTACAGCCCCATCAATGGTCGCAAGGGCGGCATGGAACTGGGCAAGGCAGTCACAAAAGGACTGGCCGAGTTTATGACCTACCAGCCCCGCGATTGGGATGGCGGTAAAGACATGGAAGAATACCGCGAGTTTCGGGAGTGCATCCCGGAGATGGCGGCCTTCGCTGTTGCTGGACTGCAAAACTACTTCGGAGACTTTGACATAGAAGGCGAATATGAAATCCGGATGCAGCCAGAAAAGCTGGATGTTCCCGTGATTATGTTCATTGACTACCACAACAGCGACAAGATGATTGATTTGAAATGCAGCTTCCCTCTACGCAACCCCCCTAGAAAAGACGGAAGCCGCAGCTGGCGCATCCCTAAACCTAAGACTGAACCCACAGACTACCAGGTGGCCCAACAGGCCGTTTACTGGAAAGCAACAGGGCTTGCGCCAGCACTTCTATTTGTAACCCCAGCTGGCTGGAACATAGCTGACCAGCACAACTGCATGGCTCTGCGCGAGGACAATCTGGAAAAGGTGTATGCGGAAATAGAACGCCGCTGGCTTGTCCAACAAAATGTTTTACGCGCCGCAGACCAAAGCTGGGAAAACCTATTCGGCCTAGTCAATCCTGACTTCGGCCAATTAGCGGGGCGACACGGCCCTGAAATCCTGAAAATCGCAAAGGAGGCTTGGCGATGAATAATCTAGCATACAGAATTGACCCGTATTTCCCAATAATTGAGGCCGATGTTCCCATGCCCGGAGTTAAGCAACGCAAAAAGGACACGGTTTGGAAGCAGCTGGCTGATGAAATGAAGGTTGGCAACAGCGTCTTACTTCGCAGCAAGAAAGAAGCGGATTGCCTTTATGCAGCCTTTTACGAAAAGGGTATGCGTAGCAGCCAAAGAAAAGTTAAAGGCGGTGTGCGCGTTTGGAGGGTAAAATGAGAAACGATGGTGACAACACTTACTTGGCTTTTAACGGAACCCAAGAGGAGTTTGAGGAACTCAAGCAAGGCCTACATGAAGACGCAATGGCAAGGCGACTCTCAGAGGCAAGCATTGATGTGTATGTAATGAGTAAGAGGGGTGACGCTGTTGGCTGTGATGGCCGTAACTATTATGAGCAAGTTTGCAGCGTTGAATCTTCTGAAAGGTATGGAGCGGGCATGGACTTCATTAAGCTAATACTCCCTGCCATTGAAGCATACTTTGCTGAAAAATACTGGCAGAACAGCGATGCCATTCTTGACATTGCGCCCTATTATGCCGGTAATCCATTTATGCCTGATGACATGGAGCCGCCTGTGGAGTTTGACTCCATTTACACGGCCTGCATGGAGAGACACGCGGATGGCAGACCAGTCCTGCGCCGTTTAATCAATGAGATTGCACCAGATGCAGAAAAATGGACAGCACTATGACAGAGGTAGAGCGCGAACACTCGCAGTCACTAGACAGTCTGCACGAGGCTGTCTATGACTTACAAGACCAGGTGAACAAGCTGGAGCAGGTCACGACACTAATCATCAACCTGCTGAATCAGTCTTTTGAGAAAGAGGGAGCAAATGGCAAATAAACTATTAGACGCTATGGACTTGTCAGCCGAACTGCACAAGTCTCATGGCATAGCACAACGCGGCGGCAAGAAATATACGCAAGTCGTCCACCGGATGGAGGCGTTCCGGCGCACATTCGGCCTTGAGTTGGGTGTGGACACAGAGATTGCTGTGGACGATGGCCAGCGTGTTGTGGTAAAAGCACGAATACTTGACATAGAAGGACGGACAATAGGCTCTGGTTATGCTGAAGAAATACGCGGTCAGGGCCATGTTAATCAAACTTCTGCGCTGGAAAATGCAGAAACTTCAGCGATTGGCCGGGCCTTGGCAAGTATTGGATTAGCTGGCGGCGAATACGCATCAGCAAATGAAATGGATGGTGTTCAGCGTAAAACTGTGGCATCATCACAAATGAAGGCGGCTGCTCCAGGTTCCGATTCCTCCCTCCAACCTGTTCCCAAAAATGAGCAGTCGTCTTCTCCACCCCCCGATGACAATATGGACAGTGTGCGCTACCTATACCAAACACTGCGCAAAGAAATCGCACAGACCAATATGGTCGGTGAGGTCACAGCCCTTTGGAACAAGAACAAGGGCGTTCTTAACCAGCTGAAAAGCACAAATGAGGATGTGTATAAACAGTTTCATTCTATGTTTTCCGAAAAAGAAAAGGAGCTAAAGGGAAATGGCTAGAAACTACGAAAAACTTACAACCATGCGAATCTGGCCGAATACAAACGGCAAGGGTCAGGCTAAGTATGGCAACGCGAATTGGAAGCCATTTAAGAACGGCGCACCAGGTGACATCCACCTCCGGGCCGATGGGAACTATTCCGTCCAAGCCTATGAAAATGACGATGGCTCCCTGGGCGTTACAATCTCAATGGTCAAAGAGTATGAAGGCGGTGACGACATCCGTGATGGCATCAGCCAAGGCGGCATGAAGAAGCTGGCCGACACTGTTGTCAATCCTGACCAGCTGGACGATGACATCCCCTTTTAGGGACAGTCAGGTATTGGTAATCCCCCGCAGGGAAGGATTGCTAGTAGTGGTGGATGGGGTGTCATACTGGAAAGCTATGCGCCCCATTCAATTCGTTTGGTTTGCTCAAGCCCTGCTTACTGCTGCCAGTGAAGCTATGGAGAAAGAAGATGGCTTGGTTCGACAAGGGCCGGAAGAAGACCAAGGCGGCGGCCAAACAAAAATTCATTAACTGTGAACTGTGCGGCAAAGCACATGACCTGCTGACAGGTCAGTGGGTAGCCAATGGGAACCGGCAAATACTTTGCCACGCACATGAGGGAGACTGCTTTGACAAGGTTAGGAAACAATCAAATGATTCTGGAGAAGGGCATCCCGGTTCCGCCAGCGCGGCGGGGTAAATGGGATTTTCTTGACGACATGGAAATCGGCGACAGCTTGGCTGTGACTACACACAAAGAGTTTGAGTCGCTTCGCCGCTCCATGTATGGCAAGGGCATGAAATACCGGTCTGTGAAAGAGCCGGGTGGGTCTGGCTGGAGAGTATGGCGAATAGAGTAGCTACTTTTTCTTCTTTCTGGCCTTGTTGCGCTTTGAGATTGCAGCGGCCTTTCTTTTTGCATCAGCCTTACTGCTTGCGCCCCACGCTCTCAAGGACAAAAGCAATCTGGTTGGCTTGCCGTTCTTGCGCTCTGGGCCAGGCATCCCGCCCATCCGTGCAAGGAAACTAGCCCGGCGGGGATTGTCCCCGGACTTGACCGGGCGTTTCAGATTCATGCCCTGCGCCCGTGCTGACTTACGGCCCCGTTCATTGAGACCGCCTTTTGGATTCTTGCCAGCCTTACGCTGCCATGCCGGTGTCTTTGCCATTATATTGTAAACCCTAGATTGTCTTGGCTTTGCTCCCGATGGGGAGGTGTGGTTGAGATTTCAACGCTGCTTGGTTCGAAAAGGTGCGGAGCTAGAGCAGTCTGCTTTTTGATGCCCTGCGCCATAAGAATTGCCGTTCTTGTCATCCTTGGCTGCAAAGGGTGCATTTTCAGTTGTTCGGAGACCTTGCGCTTTTTTGTAGGGTCAACAGGTCTATTTGAAAACCCTCCTTTAGACTTGTCTTCCTCGCTTTTGTAGAAGCCGTAAAAGTCTCTTAATTCAGCTTCGGCAGCAGACCAGTCCCCTCTTGCTGCGTGTCCAAAAAATTTGGGGGCGCCGTTTACCCCATGCTGAAAAGCAACGGACATAACCGCCGTTGCGTATTCTCGTGGCAATTCATCAAACCGTATTTCGCTGGTGAGATTTTCCCAAGCCCCTGCCATCTGGTTGTATTTGTAGCTTTTAACGAGGTTGTCTACATAACTGGCCTTAATGTTGATGTTGCCCAGGTCCAGCGGCTCTCCCTTTTCTTCCATCTCCTTTAGCTTCGCCGCAGCTGCCGCACCCTTTAGGCCGACATAGGGCAAAAACAAATTGTATAACTCAGGGTCGTTCTTAAATATTTTGCTCAGTTCATATTCATTGTGCTTCCCTATGTCAAACCCGGTAGCTATTGTAGCTCCAGAATTTTGAAACTCTTTCCTTGATGGGTCAAGGACATAGCCTTTTGTTCTGGTGCCTTCTTCCTTGGAAATAAAAGACCAATCCACATTTTCCATTAGCTTTTCTTTCTTTTGCGCAAAAGGTCTGCGTCTGCCTTCCGGGCTCCGCCCTTGCCGGTAACGAAACTGCGAACCCGGCCTCTTGCCCACGCCTCCATACTAACATTTCTGGAACCGGAGGACAAATACGCGCCCTGTCCACGGCGGTAAACTGCGGCCAGTGCGCTGTATGACCGGCCACTTTTCTTGGCTTGGTTCCGCAAGTAAGTCTGTGTTGCTGCTGACAGCGGCTTTCTAGCGGGCTTTTTTCTTGGCTTGGCTGGCACGGCTCTTGCTCACTTTCTTGATGTTGATGTATTCCCCCCGCTTATACTTGGCTGCGGTGGACTTAATCTCTTTGGCCTTGGCACCAGGCTTCTTGGCACCAGCAAGGTATTTCTTGGGAACGCCAGTCTTCTTGTCCTTGGGAACCTTTTTGAACTTGCGCGCTGACATCACTTTGTTATTCCCTTCTGCTTCTCATAGGTTCGCAACCCGCCTAGGCCCAGCATGCCCAGCAACACTGTCATCAGCGTGTCCATGTCAAATGCCGGGTAGGATGGTGGCGCATAACCAAAGTATGCTGTCAACACATCAGCCATAGGTATGGCAAGGAAATGAACAAACAAAGCAAGCCCGCAAGTCCAGCCAACAAATGGCCTCCAGCCAGCTATAAATATGTTCCGTGACTTGGCTTCCTCTGCGTTTATGGCCAGCTGGCCCTTGGCCAACTCTTGAGCGTGTCGCTCTGCCATTGTCGCAATCTCGTGCGCCAACTCATTCTTCTTGTCCTTGTCCTCAACAAACTTGCCAATCAACTCTGTTGCTGGCCCAATCAGTGCTTGAATCATTTTTTTGCCTCGCTTCCCATCCAGACAGCAAAGGCACCTGTCGCCGCGCCAACAATGGTGCTAACAAATGCTGTCTGTTGTGTTGTTGCCTGCGCTCCCAGGGACATGAACCAGTCGCAAACATTCCACGCCATTAGCGTAAATGCCAGCATCATGCCTCGCGGTATAATCTTCCATTCTGAAATACTTTTTGCGTCCATAATCAGAGCTTTCCACTTGCGCCCAAGTAAACGAACCAGCCAATAAATCCTAACACACCGAGGCCAACTATTCCAAGAAGGGTCAAAAGCGTGACTTCTATAATCTTCTTTTTTCTTCTTGCCCTGGCTTCCTCTGCCTTTTGCCTGGCCTTCCGGGCCTCAGTCTGAAACTTCTGCCAGTCTGCCCACATCCCCGGCCTACCAGCCCAAACCATCATCTCGCGTAGCTGTTCCTCCTGCTCCTTGATTTTCTCAAGGGCCATGAACTCCTCTAAGTCACCGCCCCCGGAAAACGGGCTGCGCTTTTTCTTCTCGCCCTTTTTGCGCAACTCCTCTTTGGCACCAACAAAGTCAGCAATGGCAGAGCCAGCATTTGCTAGGTCACGCCCATTGCTAACTGCTTGTTTTATAATGGAAAAAGCGGCGTTTGCTGCGGCCAATTCTGCAAGCATTAGTAAATCTCCACGCTGCCTTTTTGCACATGCTGGGGAACGCAATAAGCAGTCACCCGGTCACGCGGGTCTATGCCATCCAAGCTCCCATAGCTACCAAACCTTTTTGCCACCTGTGACGCAAAATAATTGCAGTCAATGACGCTCTCAAAATACATCGTGTTGCTAACTTGGCGGCGGTCGTCACCTACGCCCAAATAAACCAGCAACAAGAACACATGAATCATCTACCGCCACAGCTTCTTCACCAGCTTCTTTACGGTTTCTGTTTCATAAAGACGGACAGCCCACCAACACAAAGCAACCAGGGCGGTAATCTCCGGTATTGCCTCAAAGAACGCACCCACGGTAACGCCCCCGAAAACAAAGTCTGCTGTTGTCTTGGCTTCTTCTGTCATAGCTACCTCCAGCGTGGGCCTTCAAACCAAGCAACAAGACTGACACGCTTGCCCTTGGTCACTGGTGAAACTCGGTGCGTCAGGTAGGACGGGAACACAAGCACGGTTCCTCTCTTTTTTGCTTCTGCTCTGTCGGGCATCTCTACCTCGCTAAATTCAAAGTCACCGCCCTCATAGTGTTCCGGGTCACTAAGCTGAACAGTCACGGACAGTTTGCGGTCAAAGCCAGTGTCCTGGTTCCAGTGTATGTCATGGTGCCAGTCGTAATGGCCTTCATCCTCTGCATCATACTCTGTATATTGAATGTCGCCAACAGGGTGAACATTAAATCCAAAGGCTGCGCGGTTCGCCTGCTGCACATAGCCCCATAACAGGCCGTGCAGGTAGGTGTCGTTTGTCAGCCACTTTACATCTGAACGCCGGACAGCCGCGTTCTCTTGGTTGTCAGAAAATATTTTTGCTGGCTCTGACTTGGTTGCCAGGGCAGAAAATATAATCCTGTCAACAGTGGCTTCGTCTATGCCACCAGACCACATTTGCCAGTTCTGTCTCATGCGTAAGGACTGTCGCCAAGCAGGTCTGCATCCCAAGCCGCTTTCAGCCCAGCAATGTCTGTGGCTGCGTCAATAGCGGCGGCAGCTGGTGCGTCACGCAAAGCCTGTTTCTTGGTAACGGATGCCGCCTTTGCTGTAGCGTCATCAGCTTCCAGAGCCTTCATATACACCACATCTTCTGCTGCCAAAAGCGGGCCACGAACCTCGCGGATTTTGTCCTTGAACAGTTCTTTTGCCTTGTCCAAGTCCTCTGAAATGACAGAACCGGACAGCGACCAAGCACCCCGGAAGTCACGATTTGCAGGAACAGTTGCGGTTGCAGCGTCAATCTGATTCCCGTCCTTGTCAACAATGTAAGTTGTAACAGCCATTATAATCTCCTACGCTGCTAGTTCATCAGAAATGCGCCAAGCGTTGCGCCACTCTCTTGTTTGCGGTAACTGCTGCTTGCGGCATATTACCATCTTCGGGCGGTTGCCCTCATCCCAATTCTGCCAGACAGCCTGCGGCACATCCTTCTGAATCAGGTATTCAATAGCTTCTTCCTCTGTCATTGCTGGCATAGGCTCTGTCTCATGCAGCAAATGACCGCGAGTATGCTTGGTAAAGCCCGGCTGGGCCTCATCCTTCGCCAGTTCCCAATACACCCACACCGGAGGGAGGATTGAGCCGTGGATGGCGCAAGCTAGCCAGTTCGGGTCAGGAACGAGAATCTTGGCGCACTCGTCAATGCTGTCCTCATACACCACGCGGTAATCGGACTGCACAGGCTCCAAGTTTTCCTTTGCCCAGCACAGACGGTCAAACAGGTGAGTGCCTTTGAAGTCTGGTGTCTGCATTAGGCAAGGTCTCCAAATATTTGCAGATTAACAACAAGAGCATCCGTGGCAGTTCCACCGGAATCCACTGTTGACAAACGCCTTGTCGTGGTTGTTTGTGCTGTGCTGTGCAGGCCAACCACAAAGTCGCCCCTAGTTCCTGCGACATTTTGCTGTGAAGAACCGCCACAAGAATAATCCGTATTTCCCATAGCATTACTTATTGTTACTGTATAATCGCCTGCTCCGTTGTCAGTAAGACCGCTAAAGTTCAGGCTGTCTCTTGCTGCAACAGTTCCGGTGCCATCAAAGTTCACCCAAGCCTTCGCGCTGCCCTCAACGACATAGTTCGTGGTGATTGACCCTGCGGTGCTGTGGGTCAGAGTGTCCGCTGCGATTGTTCCGGCCATTATGCTAGGTCTCCGTGTGCCATTAAGCAAGAAATGCTTGCGTCATTTAGATTGCCATTGTGCGTTCTGATTCTGGCAGAGAAGTTGGTTGTAGCTATTCCGGTGCCGTAGAAAAACCCATCGTCATTTGTTGTGTTGCCAGCGAAACCTGAAATTGCGTAGTCATCATTATTCATCGCATTGGTAAAGGTGACCGCGTTTGTAATTCCGGTTCCGCCATCTGTAATACTGGCAATGTTCAGGCTGTCCAAAATTGTGTGTGCATTATTGTGATTGAGCCAAGCCTTTCCCAGACCCTGCTGCAACTGCATAGTCGCTGCACCGCCCTCGCTGGTAACAGTGACATTGCCCGCTGCTGTCTTGCCCGTCAGAGCATCTGCTTTAATCTCGCTCATGCTAGGTCTCCAAACAAAATTATGGCAACTTCATCGTAGTCTGCGTTCACTGCTGATGTTGTAATTGTCACACATCTGATGCTTCCGGCAGCAGATGATTTCCAGTTAATTAGCCCGTTCTCTTTGGCAAAACCGCTGTGTGCAAAATCTGCGCTGGAGAAAGAATTTGTAAATGCTGTGGTTGCGTCTCCTGACCCGTGGTCTGTAATTCCGCTAACACCAAAACTTACATCTATTGCAGTTGTTGTTGCTTGGTCATATTTAGTCCAAGCCTTCGCCGCACTCTGCTTCGTCAGCGTTACCGGGCCAGTGCCATTGCTGGCAGTGATTGTGTCTGCTCTTACTTCGCTCATGCTATTACCAGATTACCATTGACGGTCAAGGTAACTCCTGTCGCTATGGTTAATGGGCCAGCGCAGAGGCTGTTCTCGCCGGATGCAATCGTTACATTCGTGTCTAGCTGTGATTGATGCGTTCTGAATATGTCGCCCTTGCCGTTTGTTGTGTCGCCAGTTGCACCATTCTCGCCTTGAAAATAACCAGCCCCGCCTGCGGGTGCTTCCTCTAAGCTAATTGATGTGGATGCGTGGTCATAGGTCAGCAAGTAATTGTCTTGTCCTGAACCAACGGCCTGGTCTGCATCAAAAGTAAAGTTGCCCAAGCTAACATTGCCTGTGCCGTTTGGAGTGATGTTTATGTTGCCGTTGGAGGTGCTAACAATACTATTCCCATTTACATCAAGATTGCCGCCTAGCTGCGGGGTGGTGTCCAGAACAATGTCTGTTCCGCCCGCCGGGCCAGTCGGCCCCGTTGGCCCTGTAGGCCCGGTTGGACCTGTTGGACCTGTTGGGCCAGGAACAGTGCTGTCCGCGCCAGTTGGGCCAGTAGGGCCCGTAGGTCCTGTTGCTCCAGTAGGCCCTGTAGGGCCAGTGTCACCCGTAGGGCCTGTTGGCCCCGGAGGCCCAGCTGAACCTGTAGGCCCTGTAGGCCCTGCCGGGCCAGTGCTACCAGTTGGGCCAGTTGGCCCCGGCGCACCTGTGGGGCCGGTCAAACCAGTCGGCCCTGTGGGGCCAGTTGGGCCTGTCGGCCCATCCGGGCCGGTCGCACCTGTAGCACCTGTCGGGCCTGTCGGGCCTTCCGCACCAGTAGCACCCGTAGCCCCTGTTGGGCCAGTAGCACCAGCGGGAATCTCAAAGTTGAATATGGCAACAGAGCCAGTGCCAGCGTTTGTGACAGTCGCGGGAGAGCCAGCAGGCACAGAAGAAACAGAGCCAACAGAAATGCTGCCCGGCTCTGGCGCACCAGTTGTCTCATTGAAACCAAGCAGCTTTCCTTTAAGGCTTGCGTTCACCGGAAGCTGCGGGGATGTTGCGTCTGTTTCTGCCCGAACAATGGCCCGGCCCAGCTTTTCGTCTAGCTGCTGGACTTGCAGGGCCATGCGGTCAAGCGCGTTCTCATGCGTTTCGGCAGGGAATGGGTCATTAGGAGTGTAGTTTGTCGGCTGTGTCAGAGCCATCTTGCCGCGCTTAATATGCACAGTCTCGCCAGAAGCCGGGGCAGTAACAAATGTCACCGTGCCGCCATTGACCTGGCCAACGCCAGCAACAGTATAGTCCGTGGTCAGCGTCTTCTCTGATTCAGCACCAGTGCTGTCTGTGACTACGATTACTCTGAGGTCGCTTGCGGCAAGAATCTCAAAGGTAAAGGTAAAGTCCGTGGTGCTTCCATCACCCGCTGCGGAAACTGCTGTTATTGTTGATGAAACAGTCATGTCCTATTCCTAAGTCTTGATGATGTAATTCAAAATGAATGTTGGCTGCACAATGTTATGCGCGGAGCCGGAACCGGTGTTTGCAAGGCTGGCGGTGTGGGATTGTGCGCCAGTGCCCGTTGTCCCCGTTGTTGCAGTAACAGTCACGCTGTCAAAGTTGGTTCCAGATGTGTAAGCTAAACCTCCAAAATTTTCGCTTCCCGTTGTTCCAATGCCAGACCCACCATAAACAGTCACGCTATTAACTGTGTGCGTATGCGTTGGCATCTGCGCCGTAGTCAGCGTATGCGTTTCAGAGCCGCCGCTGTCACCCAGCGTGTCGCCATTAAGGCCGCCAGACTGGTCTGTCAGCCTGTTTGCGCTGGCTCCGCCCATGTCGTCCTTGCCAGCAATTACCCGGCCCCGCAAGTCCGGCAGATTAAAGGTTGTGCTGCCATCGCCAGAACCGTAGGTCGTGCCAAGGGCCGTAAATAGTGAGGCATAGGTAGCCCGGCTAACAGCTTGACCGTAACAGAACAGCCAGCCAGTAGGTGCGCTAGTGCCCGCATACGGAACCAGTGAGCCGGTCGGTGTTAGCAAAGTCTGTAATGCGTCAGCCACTTTTGCAGCAGTAACCGCATCGTCAGCAATTTGTGCGGTATTTACAGCATTGTCTGCCAGCTTTGCATTGGTAACGGCATCATCGTCAATGTCTGCTGTAGCTACTGTTGCCTTTGTTGCCAATGCCGCCAGTTCCAGCGTAGTCCGGGCAGCTGCGGCATCAACATCATCCAACAAGGTCTGCGCGTATGCAGAAGCAACAATGTCGCTACTTGTTCCGGCAGTAACAGACACATCACCGCCAGGGCCAAAGGCCAAGTATTTGTTTGCGCGGTCAACAGAGTTTGGAATGGTTGTGCTGCTTGAGTCAGATTCCGGGAACACAATAGACCGGTCAACACGCTCGTTAATCTGCTGGGCAATAAATGTCAGCCTGTCCAGAGCGTCCTCGTGGGCCTCTGCCGGGAACGGGTCGTTCGGCGTATAGTCTGTAGTCTGCGTTAGGGGCAGGTCACGCTTCAGCAGAACGGTCTCGCCCGTCTGTGGCCGGTAATCTGTCGTGCTGTAATTAGGGTCTGCTGGATTGCCAGTGTCATACTTGAACAGCACAGTGCCGCCAGAGTCGCTGTCAATCCCGGTAATCACATAATTGTTGGTGGACTCCTCGGCCTCCACACCAGTGCTGTCGGTGCGGATGATGACTTTCAGTTCGCTAGACGCAGTAATCTTAAACCCATAAGTGAACTCGTGGGTAGAACCATCGCCGGAGTAGCTATTTTTTGTGGTCGTTGAACTAACAGTCATCTAAGGCTCCTTGCCTTTTCTTTATACACGATTCCGGGCATCATAAAAAGCCCAGCATCACCTAGCCACCGATGTCGGTGGCAGCCAGTATTCTTGGTTAAAGTCACGCCGCCGGGCGCGTTCCATTCTGCTCAAGTAACCTGGGTCTGCTGCTTCCATAAAATTGTAGAACAGCAAGTAATTCATGGCCATTTCTGTGTAGAACAGATTTGAGTATGGGGTGATGCCCTTAATGAAGCGGAAGTAATCGCCTGCATCTGCGTCAAGAGTGGCTGATTTATACGCCAAGGCAAGCGCGTCAGAGAAGGTGCCAACAGCCGGGCCCAAGGCTGTCTCTTGAAAGCTGCGCCCATACTTGCTGTATTCTTGGAACAGGAAGTCGCCGTAAATGCCAAGGCCGCCGCCCCGAATCAAAGCCTCTTTCCAAGTCTTCAAAGCCTTTGGGTCTTTGGGCTTTCTGCCTTTTAGCGCGTCTTTTGCTACGCCAGTCAAGTAGCCAAAAATGGTTGTGGCAACAATCAGCGGGGCTAGGGCGGCAAACCCCTTCAGCCCACCTCCTGCACCATAATAGGTTGGAAGCATTTGCTTGGTAATTACCGTGACGGGGAAGGACTTAAACTGGCCAACATAGCGCAAAAACTCACCAAGGTATGTGCCTTTCTGTGTGCCAAAAGTCATTGCCACCTGCTCTCTGGGGCCGGGCGTAATCACGCCTTCGTCAGCTATGTCAGAAAGAAGCCCCTGTATTTTGGTGGCAAACTCGTCCTTAAACTGCATCCGCATGCTGTCTGTAATGTCTGTAGTCCCGCGCTGTCTTGCAATAACCGGGTCAATGACATCATCTGCAAGGTCGTATACCTGCGGGGCAAGCACATAATGATTGCCTGTTTCTGGAACTTGTGTCTCCATTTTGCTAACAACAGACCATTCATCAGCTGTAATGTTGTGAAGCTCTAAGTTGCGGCGCGTTTTTTCGGGAAGCTCTGCAAATGCAGTATTTCTGTAGCGCGCTAGGTCATGCGCAACAGCTTCTACCACGCCATCTTTGTGTTTGTTTGTCCAGCCCTGCAAAAGACTCCACTTAAAAAATGTTTCTTGCAGTCTTGAAACGCGACCAGGCATTGAATCAAGCGCACCAGCCCGCAGGTGCATAGAGCCAATAACTGCCTCATGGTAAACTGCGGCCATTGACCTAACATGCTCTCGGTCGGCTTTGGGAACACGGCTGATTAGCCCCTCAAAGGCCCGCCCATACGAACCCATAAACCCAATGTCTGTGCGGCGGTTAAGTGTGGCACCCTTAAATACCACATCCGAAAACGCGGAAAGAACAGCCCCGCCCAGCTTGGACATATTTTCAAGAGACCTAATATTGAAGCTGACCTTTGCCAAACTGACATTGCCCGGTATGTCTAGCTCCCCGTTCATTTTTGCAAAGGCCGCGTCCAACGCCTTTTTGTTCATGTCGGTTAAGACTTCGCCTTTGTCAAACAGACGCTTCTCAATGTCCAGTTTGATTGCCTCGTGCATGGCCTTCGGATTGGGGCCATACATTTCAAGCATTGTTATTTTGCGGGCATCTTGCTGTATTCGGCTGGCCAGCTTGTCCCAAATGGTGCCTTCAGAATATTTTGTGGCATACTCAAATGCAGAAGCCCCGTCCTTAAAGTGCAGAGACCTTGCTTGGCTCAACTTCTTAGCCAAGTTAATGGACTTTGGCCTGCCAACCAAATCCTGCGCCCCGTCATCAACAAGGTAGTGCTTGCCAGTCACAAACCTTTTATACAGGTCGTCAATATAGGCATTGATTTCTGTTTCGCTGGTAAAGTTCTTGAAGGTGTCTTCATGCAGCAACCGCCGCAAATCCGCCTTGTATGTTACCGGGCCAGCTTTTCTTATTTGGTCTGAACCATGCAGGGCAGACTGAGAAAACCCAAGGTGGTCTTCTCTTTCTCCAATAAATGCGCCTGCACGATTTACCCTCTCCCTTGTGCCATTGCTATGGTTGTAAATAACATCATGTATGTCTTTGGCCTCTTGGCTCACCTTGGCGTTTCTGTCGTAGGCATAGGCGTATATTTCTGCGTCAATCTTGCCGTCAGTCAAAACCTTCTGCAAATGGCCGCCCTTTTGGTTCAAAGCTCTAAGCAGTGTGTTGAAAAGCAGGTCTTCGGTTCCCTTGCTTCTGCTTTCTGCGCTGTCACGGGAGCCAGCCTTCATTTTTGACTCGCCAAGCAGTTGAGTATAATAACCATTATAATCACTGCCATCGTAAGCATCTAAGCGCGCATTGATGTTGTTGCGGCGAACAGCCTTAATTAATGCTTCGCGCTTTGCCTGTCTTGCTGCCAAGCGCATTTCTGTTGTGTTTTTGTCCGCCATGTCAAAAACAAGCAACAAGTCATCGACTGACTTGATGGAACGCCGTTTTTTCTCGGCCTCAAAGTTCTTAATTAACAGCTCAAGTTCTTCGTCTGGAATCTCTCGCCCGCGCTGTTTGGCCAGGCTAATTACCAAGTCAACACATTCAGACATTTCTTGACCTCATTACACAATATGCGCCTGCTTCAGCTATTTCTTTCATGTTGTCAGACCTTTCAACAACAGCATCCCACTCAGCAAGTTCGCGCAGTGTTTCATCATCAATGACATTGTTATTGGCTAGTGCGGCAACCTCGGCCTCCAGCTGATTAATCTCTGCATCTATGGCCCCAATACGCGCATCGTCTGTCTCTGTCTTGCGCAAGTATTCCTTGGCCATCATGTCTATTTCTTCTTGCGGGTGAGTAAACTCCTCCAAGTCACCCTGCTCAGTATATGCCTGCTGGACACGGGCTACCTCGTCATCAAACTCCTGCCGCGTAATCCCCGGCCCCTGGGAGCGTTCAATCTCCAGCCTTTCTTGGTCTGTCAGGGCGTTTTGCCTGACCTCAATCTCTTGCAGCAATTCTTCGTCTGTCATGCCCTTTGGATTGATGCCAAGTTCATTTACCTCGTCTGCCAGCTTTACTGCCGCAAGGTAATCTTGGGCATCTTGGTCAATGCTGCTAAACACCAGCCCACCGCCTTGGTCAGCTTCCAACAAGTCAATAAGCTGCTGTGATGTTACGCGGTCGCCATAAGTGTCTGTCCGGCCAACAAAGAAGCCAGCCTCCTGCGCCCGCAGGGCCATGTCCTCAAGCGGCACACCGCCTCTCTTTGTTACGCCAAATGAACCTCTGTCCAGTCTTTGTTTCAAGTCCGCAGACATCTCTGAATTAGGGTCAATGCGCCCGTTGTCTTTAACAAACTGCGTGATGGTCTTCGGCTTCTTCTGAAAGGCGCGGCGAATAATAGGCGGGTATTGGTTTGCCTTCACTTTCTGCGGCCTTACCAATGGCGCAACTTCACCTATTTCAGAAACGCCAGACCGAAAACGCTGGTCTATGACTTCATCCCTAGCTTTGATTTTTGGCCCAATCTTGGGGTCTGCGTTTATGATTGGTTCTGCGCTGGTTACTGACCTGCCATCTGCCAAGTCTGCAACAGAGGCCCGCAGTGCTTGCACAACAGTCTCCGGCTCTGCGCGGCGAAACACCTCTGAAAACTTACCGCCCACGCCAGTAACCGCACCGCCGAGAATGGCTCCGGCAGTAAGGTTCACAAAGGAATCAAACAGCGTGTAATCTTCGTCCAGTATGCCCGATGCCGGTAACGCAACAGATTCAAAGGCCAGTGTTGCCAAGCCTGCCTCGGATGCACCCGCAACTACTCGCGCCGTTGTAGGGCCAAACCTTTGCGCTATACCAGCTGTGGCGGCTACGGCTGCGGCTCTGGTCGCTGCGTTTAGGCCAACAACAGCAGGGGCGGTAAAGGCAAGCCCAACATTCACCGGGTCAAATATGCTGCCCAACAAGGAAACACCTACCCGTGCTGTGCCTAGACCAAGACCGCTTCTGGCTCTGGAAAGAGTAAGGTCTCTAATATATTGCCGGTCGTATGATTCTGCCTTTGCTTTGGCAATGCTTAGACGGATGCCATCAGCCGGAACATCTTGGCCCTCACGAAAATACTCACTTGCCCGGTATTCTTCTGCGGTAAGAAAGTCATCATCAGTAAGTTCGCTCTTAATTTTGCCCGCAATGGCTCTGGTATACCTTGTCCCAGCACCAGCGGCCTCTGCAAACTCTGTTGCTAAAACAGATGATGTAGAAGCAGGCGTTCTGTCAAAGTAAGTCCCCACATGTTGGGTAGACTCATTTATTTCTGGGTAATAAATATTAACCATTTTTACTGAGCCCCGGCTCTAAGCCCGCCTGCTAATGCCCGCCGTTTAATTTCGACACTTCTTTCCTCTTGTTCTTGCCTGCTCATTTGTTGAAACCCGCCAAGGGCTTCGTCAAATGTTACCCTAAACGGAACAACTTGAACCACACCTGCAACAAGGGCAGACCTAAACACTAGGCCACCAGTGTCATCAACAAGGAAAGCAGACTTTCCATCCTGATGTGCAACCCAGCCATAGCCAGCTTTTATACGATTAACATACTCAGTTTTTTCCAAATCTTGGCGTGGGTCGTCACGCTCATAAGCGTCATTTTTGTAAAAAAAGTCCCTCTCCAAAGCGTTTTCAACAGCATTTTGCAAAAAGTATTTAATCTTTCCCTTTTCTGCTGCCAAATAACCCGGGATGCGAAGCGTAGTCTGCTGGTTCTTAAAAGAGTCTATGTAATCGTAACGCTCTGAAAGAACAGTTGCAGCCTGCTCCACATAATCTTCAATGCCGCTGCGGGTAATCGCATCTGTGCCCGTAAATTCTTCTCCCTTTTCTTGCATCATATAAAGGGAAAGGTTTACCAGCATGTCAACATGAGCAGCGCGTGACTGATTCATTGCTGGATTGTCAGAGGCAGAGCCAACAATGTCATTGTTATTGAAGTCTGTAAATGTTCCGCCCAAGCTGCTTTTTAGGTGTTTGTCCACCACATCATTTCTTATTACCAGTGACCGCACCCGGTCTTTCATTGCAGCACTGACTGTTACTTTCATGGCATCAGGCCGGGCTGAATTTAACAGCATTGATGAAGATGGGCTGGTGGGCAGGTTTGCAGCATAGTTTGCAGCCAATGGCAAACCGGAGCCAATAAGCTGGCGCATTACAACCGGAGTTAATGCGTCAGACTCAGCAACGCTGGAAAGTATAACGCTTGCCTCAGTAGCGTTTTGCGCTTGGTTTACCCTGTCAATGACGCTGCTTACTTGGTTTTTAGTCAGAGCTTTTCTTTGGCCTTCGGGTATGCCCATCAATCTCTGCTTGTCAATCACCTGCGCCTGTGATGGTTCAACGCCATTTATTCTAAGGTAATTACTCACAACATATTGGGCGGCATCTTCTTGGATTGCCTGCTGTTGGGCCGCAAGAACTTCCCGTATTTTTGTTTCCTCATACGCTACTTCGGCGGCCCTGCCCGTTCCCGCAAATTCTTCGGTTCGCATACGGGCGTTTTCCAATGCGTTATTTCGTGCGTTTAAGTCCCCAAAAACAACACTGTCTGCTGCCTCAAGGGCGGCAAATGTCCCGGAAAGCTGCATGTCCAGTTTGGCCGCCTCGTCTGCTTGGCCATACGCGGCTAAAAAGCCTACGGCACCGTAGGCATCTGCGGCATGCTTTTTGCGGTCTTCTGCGGTCTTTGCATTAACTAGGGACGCATTAGCATCCAGAAAATTTGCCCTTGCCTCGGAAACACCCTCATTGGTAAGAAAGTTTATTCTTTTGTTCAACAGGTTTGCAAGAGCATTTCGGCTGCTTAAATCAAGCTGATTAAACCTGCCATCCCCATTCATAATTTCCAGTTTTAACTGCTCTAAGTCTGTAAGCGTGTTGCTTCTGTCCATAGATGCGGCTGACACCTGGTCTTTGAAAACCTCAAAGGTATACTCCTGCGGACTTAGGGCGGGCTTCAGACCTCCCTGCACTGCCTTTTCATATTTTTGCGTATAGTCCTCTATTAAGAGATTGGTAGTGGCTTCTTCGTAGCCAAAAGCTGCTCTTTGGTCGGCCAGTGAGGCACGGGTATATTCGTTAAAGTTTGCTGTCGCATCCTGCAAATAAAAGCTGTGCGCCTGCTCTGAACCAGTGGCGCGTAATACATTTCCTTTTGCAGTAAGCCCTCTTTTTATGGCGCGCTTCTGACCGGCATTAAGCCTTTCCATTGCGTCAACATCTGAAAACAGCTTTGTCTGCAAGCCATCAAATGCAGACCTGTATGAGTCCACATCTCTCAGGGTGCCATCCCTGTTAAGGTCGCTGGCCTGCTCACTCAGCTTCCTGTCCATAATTAGCTGCAAGTCTTCCGCCTCGCGCTTCTGCCTTTCCATTTCAAACTTTGCGCCAACCTGCGCCGTTTGCTGTATAACGCGGCCAAGACCAGCCATTGCCTGGCCTGGTGCAGCAAGAGCCTGTGCGCTTGCCCTTGGTGAAAGCTGGCCAGTAGCCATTTGAACGGATGGGCCAAGCCCTTGATTATAAAGAGGAATCTTTGGCATTAACCCATTCCTGTCGTAATTCTGCGGTTTAGTTCGTAGGTTGACACGGCCCCACCAAGCAAAGAAGAATAGGCGTTTATTCTCTGTGCGGATGCACCGGCCCTGCCTTGTAGTCTTGTCAAATCTATTTCTGCCTGCTTTGCAGTTTGCTCAATGGTGGATGCGTATTGCAGCATTGCCACATCCTTCTCCAAAGAAAAGTATGTGTCAGCCATTGCCTGCAATGGGCTGCCTGACATTTCAATGCCAGATGCAGCTGTCGCAACACGCTGGGTAGAGGCAAGTCTTTTGGCGCGCTGTCTAAGGTTTGCTTCCTGCGCAGTCTTTGCGCGTTGCAGCAAAACAGCTTCTTCGGCAGCAATGCGCGCATTATACTCAGCTGCTTCTTCAGCCGCACGAGCCGCCTTTTGCTGGCCCGCGAAACCAACTATAGTGCCTATTGCAGAAAGTGCAGTCAAAAAACTCATCAGCTTACCCTTGTATACCCATAATAATCCAAATAGCACTAAGCATCAAATGTGTTGCTCCTGCGCATGATTGCCAAAACAGTCATAGGCAAGGGCTGTGTCTGCCTGACAACGGCCCGTGCATCCGTCTCATAGCTAGATGGGAAAAATATTTCCTTGTCTCCGTCAAACATCGGAACCGCAGTGTCCATAGCCATGCTGCTGTCACGGAACGGGATGCGGTCAAGATTGCTGGTGTCTGGCCCAACCTCTGCGCCAACAGTGTCAATGAAGCGCACAGTTACGCCGTGGATGCGCTTAATCTTGCCCTGTGACACACCATCGTCTGCCCCAGCCTCAATACGCAAGGTTTCAACAAGAGATGTGTAAGAGTAGCCAACATGCACAGTAGATGCGTTCCGGTCTAGCGTAATGCTGCCGCCGCTTACTGTCTTGTCCGCGTGAGCCGAGCCATCCGCCAAAATCTGCACAGTCTCGCCCTCAAGGTGGTTTAGGCCGCTAATTGTGTTGGTCGCGGTGCTGTCGTATGTCAGCCCGGAGTCCACATAAAAGGCATCTGAAACATCTGTTCCAAAATACACCGGCTTCATATACACAATATGACGAACAGTCGCGCTGTTAATTGTGCGCTTCACAGACAAATATACCTGGTCTTCTGCGCCGCTGGGTATTGCTGTAATGCTTTCAACAGTGCCAGTGCCGCCCAGAGGGTGCTGGTGCCAGCCAATCGTGTTATTTGCCGGGTCGTATGACAGGCCAACAAGGGTGCCATCAGAGCGCACAAACCAAAGAACAAGCTCTGGCTCCTGCTGCCAAACCATGTCGGTCAAGCCGCCACGAGCCAAATGTTCTGCCAGAATGGTCAGGTCACGGCCAACAAGCCCATCTGTGTCCAAGTCAAAGGTAATTTCTTTTACCTTCTCTTGGCCCTTCTGAATCATAATCGTGCTTGCCCCGGCGCGTAAAGGGCGCACATCAGATGAGCCAAATGTGGTTTCGCGCAGCACACTAATATTCGTGGGTGTTACTGGCCCGGAAGTGCCGCCAGAAAGGGTGAACTCGGAACTGCTTGTCAGGATTTGCAGGAACCGGCCCGGAATCATGTGCTTGATGACATTCACTTGGTTGGATGCAATCGTTATGTTGATTGCCTTGTCATCTTGGGTGCCAGGCTCGTGATTCTCAAAGTCACCAGTTACGGAGCCATAGATTGTTTGTGGGCGGCCCACTGTGCCAGCAAAGTATAGACGCTCCTCATAAAACGCTACAGCGCGGGGGTAGCCATTAATAAGACTAAAAGCACCTTCTGACCAAGTTTTTACGCCTGCGGACAAACCAGCGTTACCGCCACTGGTGTATGTAGTGTATGATGTTGAATTAATCCCAGACAGTTGAAATGTATTTGTTGTTGCGCCAGCAACAGTAAAAACAAGGTTATTTACCTCCGTCATCCCGGAAACATTGCGAATAATGATTCTGTCTCCGTTAGAAAAGCCATGAGATGAAGCGGTCACAACAGCCGGGTTTGCTTTCGTTATGTTTGTTATAACTGCCGTTAAATCAGAGACATGATTGTCTGAAACCTGCTCAACAACATCTACTGTCGCAATAAAGCCAGATGTTACGCCAGTTACGCGCACATACCCGCTTCCATTGTGCATATATTCCCACTTTGTAAATCCCGTAGTGCTGTCGTGGTATGACTCAGTTCCCTCAAGATGAACAGGTGGGGTAGCACCGGTGGTCGTTGTTGAGCCTGTGACATTCTTATAAACATTGTCATTGTAATAGACTAAATCACCATCAGCATAAGTCTCCCCAGCGGCCCATGCTTCATGATTAATTTCAACCGGCTTCCTAAAACGAAACAATGCGCCCACATGATTTGCAACAAAGTAATCCGTGGTTGATGTCATTACAATCCCGGTTCCGGGCGCAGCTTGGGAAAGTTCCATCATAGTGTCTGTAATGTTTTCGTCTAGGTAAGGCCCATCAACGAAATCAATGTCGGTCAGCGTGAAACTGGTGGCTGTAGTCCGGGTTAGCTTTGCAGGCTCATGGTCTTTGTGCGCCAGGTAAAGCACATCAGCAGATTGGACATGATTGATTTCAAATATGTCATCTATGCTATATGTGGTGGTTACTTCGACAATTTTACCAACAGCCCCACCAGAAACAAAAGCAGAAAAACCAGAACCATCCACACCGCTAAGTTCAAAGGTGTTAGTAGTAACATTGGCTACAGTGAACTCCCTGTTATTAATCTCTTTCATGCCGGTTACGCCGGTAATATACACCCGGTCGCCGTTTGAATAGCCGTGAGATGTGGCAGTAATCACAACCGGATTGGCAGCAGTTGCCCCGGTGATGGACTTTGTTGCCTCGGTCAGAATACCGCCATCCTTGAAGAAGCGAATATAGTTTGCGCCAAACTCCAGCACATACGCCTGCTCGTCACTGTATTCAAAGTTAATCAGACGAACCTTGCCGCCATCCTTGGACGAGCCAGCATAGTAAGTCCCAGGGCGGCGGGTAATCCCACCTTGGGGAAACGCCAACATATTCTGTAGCGTCTGCGCCCCTGCATTATACTTTTGCAGGTCAATGCGGCCCTCAAGGCGCGGCGAAAGTTCACCAGCTTGGAAGTTGGTAATGATGGTGGAAACGCGGGCCATCTTAGAACCTTACATTAATGAAGTCGTCTGCGAGTAGCTTGTCTGGTGTCCCCTCCATTGCATCAATGGAACGAGCCTCACGCAAGCGGGACTCATACAGCTGGAACATTTGTTGGGCAACACCATTGCTGCCCGTCAGGGCATAAGCCGTTTCTGCGGCCAAGCGATGCGCTACAGTGCTGCTGAGAAGGGAGTCATACTGCTCTGTGTCAGTAACGCGCCCGATGTAGGTAATCTTGCAGGTGCTTTCGTTTGACAGGATTTTGCGGCCTTCAATCTTATACATCAGCCGGGTGTCATACGCAGCAATCTCGCTGTCCACCTGGTCGTCAAAGAAGGACAGCACCCGCAGGCAGTAAGGATTGTTTGGCAGGGTATATTGGTAGCTAAAGCCAAATGCCGGTGTGTCAGCGTCCTGCGCAATAGACTTTCTGGTAATGGCTACATTCCACGGATGGGCGCGGAGAACCGCGTCACGCACAGTAGAAAAACGCCGATTACAAATCCGCGCTTCCTTTGAGTTCTCACTTAGTGCTGTAATGGTTCCTGCGCCAAGCAAGTCCATAGCTTCATTACAAATGTCAACAACGGATGGCATCTCTTGTTAGCCTCTCTACTTCTACCAATACGCCCCGGCTCAGATTGCTGTCACCGCCGGAAAGCACACGGCCTTTCTCTTTCTGCTCTTTTACAAGCCCTTTCAAACGCTCTGTAGGTAATATTACCACAGTTTCGTCAGTAATCATAAAGGCCCAAAAATCTGCTTCTGTTGTGGAGATGCCAGATGGCTTGCCCCTACAAAAAAACTCCACAAACACTTTTCCGGTTCGTGAAGCTCTGAAATCCCTTTTCACCTCTATGGTCTTGTCAGTCAGCATATTCGCAAGGCGTTTTTCACTTAGCTGACCTACCTTCAAATCATACCTAAAATCACTATTATATTCCACGCCGTTTCCCCCCGGCAGGAGAAGGAAGGGGCGGCCAGAGCCGCCCCAACCAGATTAGTTCACCACATACTCAATGATGAAAGCCATGTCACCAGCGGAGCCACCAGTTGCGCTAAAGGTAGCGGCAAGGTAGTAGATTCCACCGGGGTCGGAGGACTGACCCGCCAGTTCCCAAACCTGCTGACCGGTGGTGTTGATGTCGGCAACTTCGTAACGGAGTTCCGTCAGACCTGCTGCGTCAGCAACATCAGTTGCCAGCGCATCTTCATCAACAACCACGCCCCCGTCAGTGTAGAAGCCAACATTAAAGGTGCATGTGCCACCCAGATTGTCGGAGCCTACGCGAACAGAAGTCACGGTAGCATGAGTTGGAATTGGCGCAAGCATCACAATGTCGTCATTGGTGCTGTCACCAGCAGCCAGTGCAACATTGCCCTGTGCAATACGCTTTACGCCACCAAGCTCTTGAGCGTTGTTGGCGACCTGCGGGAGAGCCTCAAGATTGGCAATGAGGTCGGAGTTCTTCGTTGTCATCTCTTAGCTCCTCTTAGTCAGGGGTTTCGTCACAGAAGATTTGAACAACCTTGGCTTCTTCCATGCGCACCGCACCGATGCTCATGCAATAATAAACCTGAGTTGCATACCCTTTGTCAGCGCGTTCATCAATACGAGCATTGATGTCTTTGCCGATGCCCAGGGTCAAACCATCTTCAGCCCAAGCGAAACACTTGCGGATGTCATTGGCATCAACAGACAGCCGGTTGGTCATGATGAACTTGAAGCCCATGAAGGTGTCAACATCACCCTGAACCAGTGCTTTGATGGTGTTGAAGTCGCTGCTGGTCACTTCAGTAGTGCCGAGCAGGTCTTCAATTTGCTTGGGGCCAACCGCGATGTAACGATTGATGGACGGGTCAACATCCAGCAAGTCCATCTTACGCTTGGCTTCACGCAGCTTTGCAATGGTCAGGCCATCGTTGGATGAAGCTGAACCAACAGAGTTGGCGGTTGCATCCAGTGATGCGCTGCCTGAACCAGTCTCGCCGGTGCTTGCAGTGCCGGTAGCGGCGGTGATGATGACATCATCCATTGCACGGCCCATAGCAGCGGCAGCTGCACGAGCGTAGGATGAAGTCGGGTCAATCAGCATACGAACTTTGTCCTGGTCATCAATCAGGTCAGCATACTCGTAGTCAGCCAGAGACAGCCGGCGGCGGGCATGCGGAGTGTCCATCTGCGGGGTGTCGGCATGGCGGCTGGTGCGCAGGGCAGCAGTCGCAGCACCGATTTGGTCGATGAAAGCATTTTTGCCAACAACATTCTCAACGCGCACTGCATCACGCAGACGGGAACCCATCTGCTGTGAAAGCATCTGCACATTTGCAGAATACTGCTGAACAAATGCTGTGGTCACTTGCGTAGACATAAGTCTAACTCCTTGTTTTCACAGTTACATTTGGTTCATTGTCAGTGCGCTACCCTTTCGGACGCTCCTCGCCTTTTTAGCCTGCGTCTGGCCACCGTCTTTCCGGTCGTCTGCGGGACGAGTTGCCTCGCTACCCCTAGTGACCCATTCCCAATACCTGTCGGCTAGTCGGGCCGGGTCAAGAACATCGCGTTGAGTTCCAAACTCTAACGCAATCCTCAAACAATCCATCCGGGCATGGACTCTTTCAAGTTCATCCATGAACCATGCCCATCAATTCTGACACCCGGTCAATGGCGGTTTGCCTGCCAGGTGCTTTTGCATCCCAATAAGGATGCGTCTTGTCGTTCATGATGGCATCAATCTCGGCTTGCGCCTCCTTTGGTGTCATAGCACGGCTAGAAGGACTGTCAGAGATTGTGTCTTCACTGGTTACACTATGCCGGAAATCCGCCATGTTTGCAAATGCTTTGATGAAATCGGGGTGGTTGCCGACCATCGTGCCATCTGCCAGCTTCATTTCCAAAATCTCAGGCGTTGCAAAGTCTTGCACCACAGCTTTTGCCGCAGAGAGTTTTTGCTCAAACGCCTGCCCCCACTCTTTACGGAGTTCCGTTTCAACCTGTTCACGGGCAAACTGCTCATTTTGTTCCGCCGCTTCTGCACTCTGTTGGGACAGGCTTTTATAGTATTCCAAAACACCATTCGCTTGTTCCGGCGAGAGCCGGAGTTTGTGCGCAACATCGGCGTAAGATTTGGCGGCATCTTCTGTAATCACATTCCCATCAACAGCTATTTCATAACCATCCGGCGTTTCTGGTCGGCCCAGTCTGCCATAAATGCGGTCAAGGTCTTCTTCTGTCGGATTGACCGGCATCGGAATCTTGTCTGCACCAATAAGACGCTGCGCGTTCACATAGGAACGAGCTAGGTTTTCAACATCTTTGATTGGGGAAAGACTTGGGTGGTCACGCAATTCTTCTGGTATTGTGCTTAGAAAATCGTTACCAGAACCGCCTTGCGCTACATCCGCTGGTGTTTCCAACAGCGGTGCTTCGGTAGGCTGGTCTACCTGTTCGATTGCTTCTTCTGACATAATTACTCCTCTGTCAGCATGTTGTGGATGTGGAGGATGACTGCTCTTTTACCCTCCTCAAAAGCTGTGGCCTTGGCATCGCCAGCCACATAGCTTAAAGACCGCCAGTTACAGCGGGCTTCAAGGTCGTGAAGAACCTTCTGTCCATTTGTGGAGTCAAAGGTCTCTTTATACATTGCGCGGAGTTTGTCTATTTCTTCCATTACTCTCCAACCATCCTAACTGCTTGTGCAGCTTGGGCGGCTGTATAGACATCTTCTTGTTCCTGCTGCCGTTGCTGCATCATTGCTTCCTGTTGCGCTCTGGCTGCCCGTGTTTCAGCTATTTCACGCTGGGAACGCAGCGTAGTTTTGGGAACACCGAGAGCATCGGTAACATGCCTCACCAGTCCGTCTGGGTCAATATGGTCGCCAACGGGCAGGGCTTGAGACAGCGGCATAAGGATTTCCAACGCCCGCATAGTGTTATTGAGGCTGTTGGACTTTTGCGCACGAGCCAGCGGTGAGACATACTCAATCTCAACATTCCGGCCTTGCAGCATTTCTGGTGGCTGTGCCAGCATTTGCTCCCGCAACATCAGGGCAAACACGCGGTCAATCAGCGGGCGAAGCATCTCATTCATCAGCCTCCCCAGCACAGGGCCAATCACCCTCATGCGTTCTTCCTGCCTGCCAATCACTTCTGTTGCGGTCATGTTTGGCCCACCGCCAATCAACAGCTGGTCAACAAAGAAGGCGGAGCGAATAGCTTGTCTGCGCTGATTCTCCATCTCCAGACCAATGTTGATGTTTGCGCCGGTATTCAGCGGGGTAATGGTGTCGCGTGAGCCAGACCGGTAGAAGTTAAGGCCACCAGGTTGGGTGCGAATAGGCAGCAAGAAGCCATCATCAGGAACCAGCAGCGGCGGGTTAATCATCTTCTGTGCCGCTTCAATGATGGTCTTGGACATCAGGTTAATCATCTTAACATCTGGTAGGGCGGTCATGGCCGGCGACCGCCCCATAATCTCACCGGTTGCTTTCAAGAAACGCGGAACCACATACGGCATCTCATTGAAGCCACCTTCAAGCATAATCATGCCCGTCTTCTTGCAAATATAGACGGATGAATATGGCATATTCTTGTTGTCAATCTTGGTGGAGTCCCGGTCTTCATTTGGCAGCACAATATGCAGCACTTCAACCATGTCATCCGGGTTCTTTTCAAATGTCTTGCGGATGTATTCGCTGACATTCTCCTCGCCAAATCTAGCAATGGCTTGGGAAGCTGTTGACTCATAAAGCCGGTATACGGCGTTTACCACACCAAACCGGTCTTCGGTAACATAATATTCGGAAATATGCCGGGTGCTAAAACGCAAGTCACCATCTGACATTTCGCAGAACATACAGCCCGTGCCAAACACAACCAGGTCAACATACATCTCGTGTATTTCAGTCTCAAAGTTTGATTGGTTAAAGGCTTGAATCATGCGCATGCTGGTGTCTTGCAGCCATTCGCGCACATCATCGTCCCGGTTTATGTCGGAGTCCTTAATGTCCAAATGAAACCAAGGGGATGCGCCGGAGGTCAGCATGCCGTGTAAACTGGAAGCCAATAGGTCAACAGCCTGCAAAGCCGTGCCATCGTAAATCAGTTCCATGCGTTTTTCGCCACGAGACCGCTTCTTCACGATGTCAGCCTTGCGGGGCAACATATAATCCGCAAGCTCTTGGTAGTGCGTGTTCCAGTTGTCGCGCTTTGCTTTTAGTTCCTCAAAGCGTTTGACCAATATTTTAGCATGCTGTTCCATAATCAACCTAACAATGTTGGAGCCTGACCAGAGGCGGGAGCGTCATCTAAAAGCCCGCCAACAATCGTTGCAGTGCGCCCCCTGCGCCGAGAGCGTTGCATCCGCACTTGTTCTTCTGCCCGAGCCGCAGCGGCAGCTGCATCCACTTCGGGGGTTCCTGTTACGCCAGTAGTGGCTGGCGGCGGCGGCGGTGGTGCTGCACTCATAATGGTTGCGTCTGCCCCGTCTTCACCAGGCAGCATTGAGCGTTCTGTGGGTGTTAAGGCACGAGCCCTAATTACGCCGCCCCTTTCCTCAAACATAGGAAACTGGTCGCCAGTGCGCGTTATTCTATTAATTCTAGCAGCAATCGGATTGTAGTCTGGGCGACCCACATAATCATCGCCGCCAAAAACTCCAGCACCCCTTCTTACAACACCAACAGTCATACCGCGTTCATCACGAACAGGAGTGCCGCCCCTCTCTAGTGCTTTAATCATACTTTCCCTTGTCTGACCGCCAATGCCAGACTGAAGGGCTCCCAGCACCAAGCCCCCCGGAGCAAGCAGGGGTCTTTCTTCCACCTCTTGCTCTACACGCTGGCCTCTTTCACGGATTTCTTGAGTAGACTGCTGCCTTTCCCGCTGCCGCTGCCTTTCCTGCTGCTCAATAATGCTTTGCTGGCGTTCCATCTGCTCCCTCACAAAGCCTGGGGTCGTGTATGTGTCTTGGAATATGCTCATTTGTCTTTCCTAAAGCTGAAACGGATTGTAATCGTTGACTGCCATTTGTTGCGGAGGTTTGACCATCCTTTGTTTATTTTCCAGCCCAATAGCCAAATACCTAAACGAATCCGCTGCATGGCTCGTGAAATCATGGCGCGGGTGGTCTCTAAATATTTTTTTGCGTTCATCCCATTCCTGCCTGTATTGCCTTAACATTTCCAAGCCTTCGGCACACTTGTCGCGGTCGAAGTAGCATTTGGGTATTAACATCCTTGCCGCGTTTATTCCATCGGCTACCTTCATCCTAGGTATAACACGAAACTTGATTCCAAGCGAGTAGGCAGTTTCCAACCTACTTTTACCGGAGCCAAGCTCCCTCACCTCAATGTCGTGCGGTGCCAAGTGGTCGCCGTAGCTGTAATCCTTTTTGTTCAAAACATCGGCGTAGTGATTTAGCCCCACGCCACTACTCTCATAATAATCAATAACATTTACTGCGCCGCCGGGAAAGGTCTGCGCAAACCAGATGGATGTGGCATCATTAACGCCCAAGTCCCAAGCCGTATGCACAGGAAGCGATGGGTCATAGGGAACGCGGCTAACACGGCCTTGGTCGTCAGCATCCGCCAGCAGCTTGCCGTAATATGCGCCAATAATAGCGGCAGTAAAGGAACACTCATATTCCTGCTCATACTGCTCCGGGGTCATCTGTGCCTTGGCAGCGTCTAGCTCCCCGTCCTTCACAATCCCCGTTTCACTAGCCCGGCAAACCTTGTAATACCAGTCTTTGGAGCCTTCTTCAATCTGTGATTTAGCAGTCTCCAGCATTTCAAAAAAATGGTTGTGACCGGCAGGCGTGCCCAAAAAAGAAGCCCGCCCCTCCCTGTCAGAAAGCGCAGGTCGGACAACCTCCCCCCACACCCTTGGGTTTTGCATGCCAAACTCGTCAAAAATACACTCATCCAAATAAATCCCCCTCAAAGCATCGGGGTTTTCAGCTGACAAGAGCATAATCCTACCGCCATTAGGAAAGTCTGCACGCAGTTCCGTCTCGTTAAAAGTAACGCCAGGAATGACCCCGGCGTAATATTTAACATAATCCCAAGCAATCCTCTTAGCCTGGGCAAAGGTAGGAGCAACAAAAGCCGTGCGCGGCCTAGGCAGCGGACATGTCAGCGTAGTCTTTATTAACTGATTAACAGCCCATACGGTCTTTCCAAAGCGTCTGTGCATCACAAGCACATTCCAACGCTTTAGGTCTGCGTGCATCTCTTTCTGCAACAGACGGGGCTTGTATGGGATTTTTACATCCATTCTAAACTTCCTTTTTCGCAGTCCCGCATACGCCGGTAACAACAGGGCTCTTGTCTGGATGTCGTATAACTAGCTGCCTCATTACCCAATCAACCTTCTCCTGCACCGCTACCCGGCACTCAGCCTTTGTCTCAAAAGCAGGTGCGCTCTGCATAGCGTAGCATCTGTTAATCGGTAAACCACTCACATCAGCAGCAATACAAAATACAACAATCCATTCAAACATGCCGGTCTCCTATTCCAGCTGACGGTAACTCTGCCAGATTTCTTTCTGCGTCTTCCCCACTTCATCAGCCTTCTGCTTGCTACGCCCGTTTATGTCCCGTGCGTCAATCTCCTCAACTAGAATATACCGGAATACCTTACCGCCATCCTTAAACTGGAAATGCAGCATAAAAGGTGGTTCCTCATAGTGCCTGCCAAAGTTCTGCGGGTCAAAGTCAGCAATCGTCATTAATCTGTTTCCCACAGAATACGAACAGTCCCGTCACTGACCTCAACGCCAGCCCGGTTCTTCTGGTCTCCAAAACGCTCTGGTATAATCTTCTGCACACGCCAGCGCACATGATGAGCATAATCGCGCAGGATGTTCGGGTCATACTTCTTACGGCCATGCAGCGCATCGCCGTAAAGCTCGTCAAGCTCCTCCAATGCCTTCTCCGCTGCCCGCGCTTGCGCGCCACGGATTGCGGACTCTAACTCCACATCAGTGTTCATGCGCTTGTATAAGCCAGCACGGGAAATGCCAACGGACTTGCAACAGTGAACGAGGCTATGCCCGTCTTGGAGCATCTCGATGATTTGGTTGGTTCGGTCTTTGGTTATTTTCATTGTGTGTGTAGAACAGCCTATTAACATACATAAATGACGCACCGTGCGTGCGGGGGTGCCGGTCGCAAACAGACCCCCCCTCTGCCTGCCAGCTCTGACCGTTGCAAATCTGCCACAGTGTGACAAGTTTGCAACATTGTCTGGCCAGCTGGGCTCTTGTCTCTATATTACATTGTCGCGCGGGATTGTCTACTTTCAGAGTATACAAACACAAAAAACCACCCCAAAACATCACAACACCAAAACACCACAACGCCAGGCACAACACCTGGCACAGAAAAAACTTTCCTTTGTTTTCAATGCCTTTGCATTGCCTTTGCATTTTTTTTCACATTTCTCACATTTTACCCTTGACTATGTGCAAAGCTTGCCCCACATTCATAAACACAGGGGCAATGCTTGCCCATAACACAGAAGGGAACAGAGACAATGGAAAACTTAAGCAAACAAAAGATGCAGCAAATTGAAGACGCCTTTTCTTGGTATGGCGATTTTAAAGAATCCCTGCATCATAGTGATGACTTTGATGACATTCTTTTCAATGCCCATGTCTGCCTAGATTATGCAGAACAAGCAGGGATTGACCATTGCCTGCCTGCAAAAGTCAAAGAAGCGGCGGCTATGTGGCGCAAACAATTTCGGGCAGCTTAACGGCTGCCCACCACTGGAGGGACGGAACATGGATTTTTTACAGCTACCTAATGACAACCGGCGCGGCCCTAATTGCGGAGTCACTGCAATCGCAGCCGCAACCGGCCAGCCATTCAATCGCGTCTGGAGCCTGTGCGCTGCCGGTGCAATGACATTCACCCGCCGGAAGCGATTCAGAGGCGGAACAGTCCACCCGCAGCGGGTGCAGGTGCTGGAAAAGCTGGGCGCAGATTTTGACGAATTGCAATTTCCTAAAATGAACCTGCAAAAATTTGGCGACTACTTCGCAGATGAGGGAGTGACCTACATGGTAACGACAACCAGCCATGTTCAGCTTCTGCACAGGCGGGATGGTGAAATTTGGATTTTAGACCAGCAGGGCATAAAGCCGATTAACGAATACTGGGGCCGGAAAAAGTTTATTTCTAAGCCGGTGATTCGCATAAACGCCAAGCCGCAGCCGGAGCAGCCGCAGCAGCGGCCCGCAGCGAAGCCAGCTGGCCCAGCCCCGACAACCCTATTTCCGGCGTTATTCCGGGAGACCGCGCCGCATACAGCGGCAGCAACCCAGCTTAATCTTTTTTAGGAGGAAAAGACCATGAACAAAGACACAGACCGTTACCTGTCCATCCATTGCTGGCTTGTGCAGCGTTACCAGAAGACAGACCGCAACGGCCGCAAATGGCTGGACCAATACCGGGGCGGCAAGCCGACAAAATATAAGCGGCTAGAAAAGGCGTTTTTTAATCGCTATATGGCGCGCTGGATGGCA